ATTCAAGATGCCTGAAAAATCAAAAGGTGGTTTATACTTTGGACAAGAAACTTTAGAGAGACAACAAGTGGGAGCAACGTGCGGACTCGTTCTTGCACAAGGACCACATTGTTATGATAAAGAAAAGTTTCCTGAAGGACCATGGTGCAAAACAGGTGACTGGGTGATCTTTGCACGTTACGCAGGTTCTAGGATACAAATCGATGGAGGCGAGGTAAGAATATTAAATGATGATGAAGTGCTCGCAACGATCGCAAACCCAGAAGATATACTTCATCAATATTAACATAGGAGGAAACTATGCAAGTAGAAGAAAACAAGACAGTTGACATTGATACTTCGGGACCTGATACTGAGGTCGAATTAAAAGAAGATCAAACAACTGATACTGCTCCAGTTGAAGAAACTGAAGAGCCCGTAGTTGCTGAGACTCAAGAAGCCAGCAGCGAGCCGCAAGAGGCTACGAAGAAAGAAGAAAAGAAAGAAGAATTAGAAGATTATAGTAGAGACGTTCAAAGAAGAATAGCAAAGCTAACTAAAAAATGGAGAGAAGCGGAAAGACAAAGAGACGAGGCTTTGTCGTTTGCAAAAATCCAAAAAGAGAAAGCTGAAAGTTTAGGTCAAAAATATTCATCTTTGGAAACAACATCTGTAAAAGATAGGCAAGAGAAAATTAACTCATTACTTGATGCACAAAAAGCAAAACTAGCTCAAGCTAGAGAAGCAGGTGACACCAATGCTGAGGTAGAGATCTCAAAGCAAATCGCACAGTTAGGATATGAAGAAGCAAGAATCCAAGAGTTAACAAAAGCTGCAGAAATGCAACCGAAGAAAGCTGAGGAGACTGCTGAAATACCTACTTCAAAACCAGAACCAGAACTTAAAGTTGACCCTAAAGCTGAAGCTTGGGCATCGAAAAACACATGGTTTGGTAAAGATAAAGCAATGACTTATACTGCTTTTGATTTACATAAAACACTGGTTGACGAAGAAGGATATGATCCTAAATCAGATGAATACTATACTGAGGTGGATAAAAGAATAAGACTTGAATTCCCTCATAAATTTGATAAACCAGAGTCAACGGAATCGACTAAACCTGTGCAGACAGTAGCGTCAGCGACGCGAAGCACAAAATCAGGTCGCAAAACTGTGAGACTCACGCCGTCTCAAGTTGCAATCGCTAAAAAATTAGGTGTGCCACTTGAAGAGTATGCGAAACAATTAAAACTCACGAAGGAGGTATAGGCATATGAGCGAAGAAAACAAAAGAACCCCTCGTGCGAGCCAAACTAGGGAAAAAGAATCCAAACCCAAAGTATGGACTCCACCGTCTGCTTTAGACGCACCCCCTGCGCCAAATGGATTTAGGCACAGATGGGTAAGAGCTGAAAGTCTTGGATTTCAGGACACGAAAAATGTTGCTGGAAGAATAAGACAAGGATACGAACTCGTAAGAGCTGATGAATATCCAGATAGCGATTATCCAATTGTCGAAGATGGAAAGTACGCAGGAGTGATCGGAGTAGGTGGCCTTGTGCTGACAAGGGTACCGGAAGAGGTCGCAAAACAAAGACAAGCTTATTATGCGAAACAATCGCAAGAGCAAGTCGAAGCTTTAGACAACGACCTTATGAAGGAACAGCATAGTAGTATGCCAATCAATATTGATAGGCAGACTCGTGTAACTTTCGGTGGATCAAAGAAAAATTAATTTTTTAGCGATTCCCTGGATAAACTTTAATAAGGAGAAAACTATATGGCAAACAAAGACGCACCTTTTGGTTTAAAACCAATCGGAAAAGTCGGTCAGAATAGAGATAACCAAGGTTTATCCGAGTACGATATTGCAGCTTCTGCAACAGCGATCTACTTCCAAGATCCAGTTAAAATGTTAGACACTGGAACAATTGGAGTGGCTGCAGCAGGTGATGCTTTACTCGGCGCAATCACAGGTGTCTTTTTTACCGACGCATCAACAAGCAAGCCTACCTTTGCCAATCACCTAGACGCATCTAATGCGGCTACTGATATCAAAGGATTCGTTACGGATGATCCGTACGAAAGGTTTGAAATACAAACTAATAATAGTGGAGCTTCTGCAACAACTGATATCTTCAATGTGGCTGATATCGTGTATGCTGCAGGTTCATCACCAGATTACGTATCTCAAGTAGAGTTAAATGACTCAACTTTAGCTAACGGATCTTCTGCAACATTGCAGATTCTTGGTCTTTCAAAAGATCCAGACAACAGTGATGTAGGTTCTGCGAATGTTAACTGGGTCGTTAGAATTAACGAGCATCAGTTAGACATGAACGTAAACGGCGTATAATAGGAGGATACAACTATGGCCATTTCTAGAGGACAACTAGTCAAAGAACTAGAGCCAGGTTTGAATGCCCTATTCGGCCTGGAGTATAAACAGTATGAAAATCAACATGCTGAGATATACGTAACTGAAACTTCAGACAGAGCGTTTGAAGAAGAAGTTATGTTATCAGGATTTGCATCAGCGCAAGTTAAAGCTGAGGGATCTGGTGTAGCTTTTGACAATGCTCAAGAGACTTTCACTGCAAGATACACTCACGAGACAATCGCTCTTGCATTCTCGATAACTGAAGAAGCTATTGAAGATAACTTGTATGACAGACTCGCGTCTAGATATACAAAAGCGTTAGCACGTTCAATGGCACAAACAAAACAAGTTAAAGCGGTTAACCCACTAAACAACGGATTGCCAAGTGTTTCTACAAACAACTTCCAATCTGGCGATGGTGTGAATTTATTCAGCACGTCTCACCCGACAATTGCTGGTACATTCAAAAACACTTTAACTACTCAAGCTGACTTAAACGAAACTTCATTAGAGCAATCAATGATTGACATTGCTGCGCTTACTGATGAAAGAGGTTTAAAGATTGCTGCTAGAGGCGTGAAAATGATCGTTCCAAGTGAAAACCAATTCACCGCGGAGAGATTAATGAAGTCTCAAGGTAGAACAGCTACAGCTGATAATGATATCAATGCAATCGTATCTATGGGTATGGTTCCGCAAGGATACAGAGTGAACAATTTCTTAACTGACACTGATTCATTCTACATTATCACTGACGTGCCAAATGGTATGAAGATGTTTGACAGAGCACCTATTAAGACTGCTATGGAAGGCGACTTTGATACTGGTAACGTAAGATACAAAGCTAGAGAAAGATACTCTTTTGGAGTCTCTGACCCTAGAGGTATCTTCGGTGTTGAAGGTGCATAATCTTTAACGATTTTTGGGGCCAGACACAATCTGGCCCCAATTAAAAATTAGAAAGGAAAAATGACTTCAAAATATAAAATCAAAATATTTACTAAAAATTATCAAACAGAATTTATTTTAGAGACTACAAGCTCTATGATTATCATGTCCCAAGTCCATAAAGAAATAATTGACTTTCTAGGAAAAAACACTATAAAATGGGAGCCGAACAAATTACGATTTAATGGTCGTAGTGAATTCTATATAACCTATGAGGAGGTTAATGATGGCTCAAGACAACATGGTGTTGTTCGCGAGGAAGATCCACTTCGAGTCTAGATGGAACGAATTGTATCTTAAAAATGGCGGCATGGTTACACCAGAAATGTCAGCTCTAGGGGACCAAATCAAAAAAGTCGTTAGACAGATTTTGAAAAACCAAGAGCAACCAAAGAGAAATCCACAAGATCTAGAGTATCACAGCTACGCTAGTTAACTAGGATTTCATCTTTTTAAAAAGTGGAAACACTTGCTAAGGAAAGCTTTCTGCTATATAAAAATCTTACTATACATTATTAAATTAACATGGACGCGTATAGTCGACGGCCTAGAGACCATGTTGATTAAACTAGGAGGATAATAATATGGCACAAACTACATTTTCAGGACCGGTAAAATCTTTAAGAGGATTCGTTACTGCGGGACCTGACGCGGTTGTAAACATCACAGCGGAAACTACTTTAACTTTTGCTGCTCACGCAGGTAAAGTGATTAAAGTAAATGATGCAGATGGTGCAATCACACTTCCAACAATTAAAGCAGATAGCAAAGGCGGATCAGCTGGATCTGATGATCCTAACGCAAACAATCAATTAGGTGCAGTTTACAAATTTTTTGTAGGCACACCCTTTT